ATTCATGGCACCGCTTGCGAGTTTGGTGTTGCCCATCTCGTCATAGGCTATGCTGATGCTGTCCTTCAGGTTGCTCCACCTTCCCGCAAGAGTCTCCGACTGCTTCTCCTGCATCTTGTAGAACATTCCTCCGGCATTGGTCATATCATCGAAAATCTCCTTCACGGTAGTAAACGATATGGCCTTTTCGGATATGAGCTTGAACACATCGCCCGTAGTGACAAGTTCACCCCGCAGGTCGGTGAGCTTCTGTGCGAGCAAATCTACCATAGGGATACCAAGTTCCGTAATCTGGCGCAGCTCTGTACCCTTCAGCACGCCTGCTCCCTTTATCTGCCCATACGCAAGCACGATACGGCTCATGTCGGCACCGAGACCCGCCGATATGTCCGACAGCCGCATCATCGTATCGAACAGGTCGTTGGCCTCTATCTTGTATGCCGCAAGCTGCTTGGTATACGAAACGAGGTCCTTGATTTCAAACGGTGACTTGACCGCAGCGGCCTTTATCTGGCTGAAAAGCTGCTCGGCCTTCTCCGTGTCCTGAATCAACGCACCGAGCGAAACCCTTTGCAGCTCGAACTCGGCTGTGGTCTCGCGTATCTTCTTCGCAAAGCGCACTCCGGCGAAAATCGCAGTGTAAAGGCCGAGTCTCGTTATGAGCCTCTTTACATACCCGTCCTGCTTCTGATACTCCGCATTTGCGGCGATGAGCTTCTGCCTTTTCTTCTCAAGGGCCTGGTTCGACTTATCCTCGGCCTTGACGGAAGACTGCAGAGTTGAAGTGTAACCTCCGGCCTCTCTTGCGAGGTCACGGTATTGCTGACGCAGTGCGTTTCCCTCTGCCCCGGCCCTCTGCGAAGCCGTGAGCTTGTCCCACTGCTTGTTCAGCTCGGCCATCTTTGCCTTGAAGGAGTTCAGGTTTTTCGCGCCATTCTTTGCGTTTTCCGACATCTTGCGCAGAATGTCGGCAAAGTCCCTCATCGAACTCCTGTCCTCCTTGCTTATCTCCATCTTTACCTTCAGGGGGTGCTTGTCAACAAGCTTCTGGAGCTCGTCAAGTACCTCCCTCGTGTCCCTCTTGGCATCGTCCTTTCCGCTCTGCGTGTCGAAGCCAATAGGAAATACCAATTTCTCGTCCGCCATTGTTCATCATTTTTACTTATCATTCAACGACATGCCATATTCCTGAAGTTCCTCCATATCCATCTCCGCAGGGTCTTTTCCGACACCTATGCCGAACCTTGCAAGGATGCTCCGCGTCTTGTCGTCCGAGTTCAGCTCGCTCTCGTTCCCGCTCGTGACCTTATCGTAATACTTGTAGTCATAGTCGTAGTACGGCTTGTCAACGAGCATGAGAGTCACCATCTTCTCCGAGTCAAGATACCAATAACGCAACCATGACCAGAAATTGTAGTTTCCGTAGATATGCTTTATCTTCTCATTGTCCGAACCCGAATCAAAGAAGGATGCTACTTGCTGTCCTGACTTGTCTTCAAACCGTCCTCCCGGAGCATCCCCTCCGCGCTCTCCATTCTTTCCTCGTACTGCTTTATTCCTTTGCCAACCAGCCTCGTAGAGAGAGCGAGTTGAACCTTTGTAATCTGCCAGTTGGCCAAGAAAAAATCCACACCACGGTTGTTTGCGCCCATTGCGTTTATCGAATACGTCACCTCGCTGTCCTTCAGGTCAAGCAGCCTCCACCTTATAGCCCACAGGGGGCGGATGAATATTGCCCAGTTCCCGAGAAGGTAGTAGGCGGCGGTCTTGCTGTGGAGCGTCCTTATCTTCCGGTCAATCCGCTTCGCCTCCTTGAGCGTCAGCCCGTCCTTGGCCTTTTCCTCAAGGAAGAAAGCCTCTTTCTCCAGGTCGCTGATTCTGCGTCTTACCGCATTGCTTATCTGCAGCACCTTATACGTCTTGCCCTGCACCTCTACCTCGCACGGTGCGCCATTCCTTATGCCAAGTTCAGCCTCGCTGAGTCCCTGCACGTCCATTTTCCTGTCTTCCATATATATCAATCTTATAAAAAGGGCAAGCAGGCCGCAAGCCTACCTGCCCGGATGAAAAAGGAGGTGATATGCCCTCAATCAGTAAGAGAGGGATATTCCGTTCAGGAGCATAAATGTTCCGAGCTTTGTCGTATCAACGAACTCGGCGGTGGCTGTGCCCTTCACGAAGAACACGCCATCCTCCCTTGTCACTGATGCGACAATCTTTGCCTTCGGGAACACGATGCACTTGTCGGCTACATCGTTGACCACCATGATAGGACGCACGGTCACAGGCAGGTCAACAATCTTGACTCCGGTAGCCGAAGAGCCGAAAGGACCGGTAGAGCCGACTACGGAGGCTACATCGGAAGCCTTCATAAAGGCTTTCAGAATACTCTCGGACATGGAGGCCATGAGGAACTCGAAAGCGAATGTTCCTGCCGTGGTCTTTGTGGTGATGATGTTACCCCTCTCATCCTTTACGGAATCAACGGTAGGATCATCTCCGGTCCAGTTTGTAGAATCCTCCTTCACCTGTCCTACGCTTTTCGCATTCGCGAACAGGGTATCAAGGGTTCCTGTCTCGTATGCGGAATCCGCAGCGACATCTCCGACTATGATGTCGTTTACACCGGCAAATACCGAAGTGACGGTATCAAATTTTCCAATGGTTGTTGCCATATCTTAAAACGTTTTAATATTATACTGTATGCCATTCTACGTTTATGACCGTAAGCGAGTAATTGCTTGACGGGTCAATGTACGTAGGGGCTATGATGTTATCCGGACTGAGCCTGAAATGGAAGCCTTCCGAGACCGCACCGTCAATGCCTTGAAGTTGTTCAAGGATTGAATCGATCCTGTTGTTCTTGACAACCCCGTTGCCCTGCGCCTTGACATATACCGTCACGGCAAGATTGCCGTATAGATAACCTATCGGATTCGTCCTTGTCTTTATGGAGCCGTTGCGCTCTATGCGGATAAACTCGTCAGGCAGCTTATCTGTCGGCATTTCCCCATGCGCATAGACACTGATTATGCGATCCTCGTAATGGCCGGCGACTACTGTCACCTTGCCTTCGAGAATGCCTTTCAATGCCTTGTCCGGGTGTGCGGTCAATGTTGTCATACTACATCAGTTCACTTATAATTGCGTTAAGCATAACGTCCTTTATATCGGAGAAGAATGCATCCCTGTCCTCTATATAAAACGCATACGGGACTGCGGAAAACAGGACAATCCATATCCCCTTGCCGTATTCCTCCTTCGAGGCCGCTTCAAGTGCGTCTGACAGATACTGATGTCCCCAGATGTCATACTCGTTCCTGTGGTGGAAACCGGAGCTCTGCGGCACTGTCGCAATCCGTGAGGGGACGTATTTCTTAAGAACCCCATTGCGGTAAACTCCTATGCCTGTCGCATCCTTCAGGTTTCCTGTATAAATCGGTATGACTTTCTGCGAATCAATGTACTCCATCACATCCTGCGCAACCGTGTAAAGCGCGTTCAGAAGCCTTGCCAATGAATTATTGCCGACCTCATCGATTCTCCGTTCAATCAGCTTCTGGTTAGACTTCATCCAGCCCGCCTTTGACTTTCTGCGCATTCTTGCCATATCAGTCCTCGAAAGCCTGTTTCAGCTCAATCTTGGTAATATCCAGCATCTGCATAACCCTCAAGCGGACATCCCTTACCGACTTCGCGTAAGCCCGGATTTCCCTGCCGCTCTCCGTAGTGACCTTAATCCGGTCGTTGATGTTCACGAGAACATCGTTGCTTGGGATGAACAAGGTCGGAGTCCTTGTCACCATATCCGATGACCAGTTCTTTCCTCCCTCCTCGTACAGGCACTGACCTTCGTAGACGGCATCCTCAATCGGATTGTCGTAACGGTCAACCTCTCCCGTGCTGCGCATGATCGTGCAGGTGTCCCTGAATTTTATCAGATTCATAGATTATACCTCATATAGCCCATATCATATATTCCTCCGGTATCGTGCGAAGCCTCTATATCGAAGCCGTGTTTCAGTCTCAGGTTATCGGCAAGAGCCTGGAACCTTTCACGGTCGGCCATAGTGATCGTATAGCCTCCCTTGGACACCTTGACGTCTCCTATCTGCTCCGTATATCCTCCACCGGCGAATACTCCAAGTATGGAGTAATAGACGGTAGAGGACGCATAGTCAAGCCTTTTCTGAAAGTCCTCATCCCTTTCAGCGGGATAGGCATCATCCGACAGCTCGAACGGCTGCAACCCGACCTCAATCGGGCTTTTCGCAGACCTTTCAAGCACAGTATCAGTCAAATCAAGACCGAATACCAGCGAGCTTAAATATTCCCCTACCGTCATATCATTCCATTTTCAGCATTCTACTTCGTGTGCAGGTAGAACATATCCTTCGGCCTTGAAGGAACGGCAAGCACGGTCAGCTCTGAACCCCAGTCCTGAGTCTTGTGCTTTGCGTCATACCTGTACTCTATGATTCCCTTTCCGCCGAAAATCAGCGAGGATACGGCTGAAGAATCAGGACGCAGAGGAACCACGTTCTTGATTGAGCCGAGAGCACCGGACGGCCTTGCGAGATATGTATCAGGATTGAATGCGCGGAGCTTGGTGCGCTCCAGTACCTTGCTGCCACTGTTCCACTTCTCGACACCGCATACGGTATTGCTGAACATGACAGGCACCCCGCAGAACTTAATGAATGCGTTCTTAATCACCTCGTCCGAAGATGCGGAAGTCACCGCAACTGCAGACGCATCGGTTGTCGCATCCTTTCCGCCTGCGAGCAGGGTAGGCATGATGATATAGCCGAGAGCAATCTGCCACTTGCTGTGCTTCATGTCCTGAAGGAAGGACTTCTCGTCCACCTCAAGGATAACATCGTCGTAGCGGTCTTTCGCTGCGCTGATGAGGTCCTTAATATCCTGTGTAGGATTGCTTGCAGTTCCCTCGGT